CCAGTAGATGAACAACAGAGAAAGAATGCTAGCAGGTAGAAGGCGAATATTTGCGAACAACCCGGAGAGCGACGGAAAATTGCTGGACGTTCTCAAAAAAGTCATGCCCTTGCACGAAGCAAACGCGGATGAAATAAGGTATTTGTTTGAATACAAAAGTGGTATCCAGCCGATTAGGAACAGAATAAAGCCGATCCGCTCGGAAATCAACTACAAGGTTGTCGAAAATCACGCAAGGGAGATAGTTGATTTTGAGGTTGGACATGTATTTGGTTCGCCTATTACACTGGTGCATAAAAACAAGCAAAACGGCGATGAAGTTGTTGACGATGGCAATATCGCATTGTTGAATGAAATGCTGCACGAGGAAGGCAGAGCCGGGAAGGACAGACGGCTGGGTGAATGCGTTAAGACATGTGGCGTAGGGTATCGAATGGTGATTCCCAAACGGGAAAAGGGTAAACTGGCTCCATTCGATTTGCTGTATTTAGACCCGGAAAGAACGTTTGTTGTTAGAAGTAATGATGTATACCAAAAAATTATTTTGGGTGTGCATTATGTGTATGACGACGAAGGACAGCGGATTTTTACAATTTATTCAGATAAATACAGATGGGAAATCCGCGATAAGGACAATGAATTAAGAGTTGCAAGCCGTGAGTTTCATGGCTTGGGAATGGTTCCGATTGTGGAGTATCGGAATAATGACGATTATATGGGTTCGTTTGAGCCTGTCATTGGATTGCTTGACGCATTGAATATTCTGACTTCTGACAGATTAAATGATATTTCACAATTTGTGCAGAGTTTATTGTGGCTGAATAATTGCGACATTGACGAGGACGAATACAAGGAATTGCTCCGTTTGGGGCTGATTAAGACGAAATCGACACAAGGTGTACAAGCTGACATTAAGTATTTGGCTGAACCTTTGAATCAGTCCGGAATACAGATGTTCGCTGATTATTTGTATAAGCAGATTCTGCAAATTTGCGGAGTGCCAGGCAGGGAAAGATCAACAGGTGGAAATACTGGCGACGCAGTGAAACTGTCTGATGGTTGGCAAATTGCGGAGGAAAAAGCGAAAAACACCGAATTGCTGTATGAGGAATCACACCGTGAGGAATTGATGCTGATACAGAAGATTTGCGAGATAAAGAACAGTGATTTGAAGTTCAAGTTAAGCGACGTTGACGTTAAGTTCAATAGAAATAAAACGGCTAACTTGTTGGTCAAGACACAGGGATTGATGAATATGCTGCAGGCAGGAATACATCCGAGGGTTGCTATATCACACTGTGATTTGTTCAGTGACCCACAGCAGGTTTACATGGATTCTGAGACGGGCGGATATTTGGACAAATGGAAAGTGCTAGAGAAAGTGACGACAGATGGAAGCGAGCAGCAGGTGAAGGCAGAATTTGACGGTACAGCATAGGCGCTCGGTGAGAGAACACCATAAAAAACACACAGGTGAGAGAACACCTTGACAAAAAAACACAAAAATACGTCGGTGAGAGAACACCGATAAAAAAACGCAGGAGGGAATTTATTAAATGACATTACAGGAGTTACTTGGAGATGCTTACAAAGAAGGCATGACGATTGAAGAAATCGAAACGGCATTGAAAGACAAGGACTTGTATGAAGGATACGTAAAAAAGGAAGTATTTGACAAGACGGCATCCGAGGTTGCGAAGCTGAAAAAACAGTTGCGTGACAAAATGACTGAAGAAGAGCAAAGGACCGAACTTGAAAGACAAAAGCTTGAAGAGCTTGAGGTGTTGAGAAAGAAAGTTCAGGTTAATGAATTGGAAAAGAAGTATTTGCAAAAAGGTTTTTCCGCTGAAAGAGCATTGAAAGTGGCAAACGCATTAATTGAAGGTGATTATGACACGGTTGCGACAGAGAGCGCAAAACATGCGGAGGAGCTTGTAAATGCAGCAAAGGCCGAGGCACTGAAGCCACCACTAAGCGGCGGAGGTTCCGCCGGTGACCAGGCGGAAAGTTGGGGTGCAAAACTGGCGGATGAGAATTTGAAGATATTGGGACTTAAAAAAGGAGGTAATTAAGACATGAGCGTGAAATACGTGGAAGTAGGCGCAAGTACGCAAAAAAATATTTTTGCGAGACCGGACGGAATAGTTGCTTATGCATTCAAACACGCAAAGGCGACAGCTGCTGTGCCCGGGTTGGCGACACAAATTAATGGGAGATATATAGTTCAGGCGGGAACTATTTATCCTGCTAATGACACTACAGCCATTGGAGTTGTAGTAAATGATTATGACGTGACAGACGGTGACAAAGTCATGGCAGTAGCCATACAGGCTGACGTATATACTGCAGCATTACCAGAAGCACCAAGCGCAAATGCTATAGCAGCATTGAAGGGAATCAATTTCCTGCCACTTGCCGGGACAAATACCCCTGTTTGGGATACTGATAATATTACTGGCGCTACATATGTTGCTGATAGTACGGATGCTACAACCAAGACTGTAGCAGTTAAATTTAAACAAAGGATTGGTTTCAGAAGCGGTGCAACTGATGAAAGCAAATGGACAATTAATGGCGAAAGCGACACAAAGGTAACAGTGGACAGCATAGCACTTTCCGACGACGGATATAGCGCTATATTTACGCTGAAAACCACAGCGGGAACAGCCGTAAAAGCTGGAACCGTAACAGTAAAACCAAGTGCTGCCGTAGTTGAAACCAACGAGGCACCTGCACAAGCAGTAACAATTGCAACAGTATCGGCTGCAGCATAAAGGAAGGTGATAATGATGCCAAAATTGATTGACATATTTGATGCGAAAAACATAGGTGCATATTACGAGGCAATGAAGGCGGAAATTCCTACGGACAGTTATGTTTTGTCGAAATTTCCAAACCAGAGAACACCCGGATTGCAATTGTCGTGGATAAAGGGATACAACGATGTTCCGGTTGCACTGCAGCCTTCAGCATTTGACACTAAAGCTTCCGTAAGGGACAGAATTGGTATTGCAAAAATAATTACTGAAATGCCGTTTTTCCGTGAAGCAATGAGAATTGGCGAGCTTGAGAGACAGGAGTTGTTGACGACACTTCAGGCGGCTCCAGACCTTGCAAAGCCAATGATTTTAAGGCTGTATGATGACGCAAAGAATTTGATAGACGGCGCAATTGTACAAGCTAGAAGAATGGCTTGCAGCGTACTGCAAACAGGAACAATAGCCGTTGCTGCTGGGGATACCACTGGTAGGACTGCTGCTTACGATTACAATTATGACCCTAACGGCAAGTGGGCAGCCAGCAACAAAAAGACATTGGCTGCCGGTGCAAAGTGGACTGAAGGAAACAAGGCTAACAGCAACCCAATAAAGGATTTGCTTGAGGCAAAGAGAATCATGCGTCTGAAAGGCGTATTGGTATCTGAAGTAATTATGAACTCCGAAACATTTGAAGGCATGATTGTTTCTGAGAGCATTGCAAAGGCCATGAATCCCGTTGGTGCAGCAAACATCATAGTGACTGACGAGGAAGCCAGAAGGTTTATCGAGCAGAAAACTGGTTTAAGGATTTACATAGAGGATGGCATATTCAAGGACGAGAACAAGGTTGAAAGATATTATCTTGATACCGGTTATGTGGTTCTCGCTCCCGCAGGGCCACTAGGCAGAATGCATTATGGTGTTACTCCGGAAGAGTACGATTTGCGTACAGGAAACACCGCAGCAAGCGTGCAGGTTGTTGGCGGCGGCATAGCAGTTACTACATATGTTGAGCCGCATCCAGTAAACATCCAGGTATATGCTTCTGCAATCATACTGCCTTCGTTCGAGGCTATGGACAGAATTTACACACTGAAGGTTCAATAATTTGTAAAGGAGGGAAGCGCAGCATGGTTGAGAGATTTAAGTTGTTGTTGGGCGAAGCAATCGAAGATCAGGAAGCTGAACTGTATTTAGATATGGCAAAGTTAATAATTTTAGCACGGCGCTTCCCATTTGGTTATAACGAGGATATGGACGTGGAACCACAGTATAGACATTTACAGCTGCAAATAGCTGTTGAATTGTACAACAAACGTGGTGCTGAAGGTGAGTTGCGACACACGGAGGGCGGAATTGACAGGACATATGAAAGTCCTGGAGTGTCAGAAAGCTTGCTGAAAGAAATTGTGCCGAAGGCCAAGGTGGGATTCTGAATGCGTGGGCTGGAAAGAAACAAAAAAACAATATGGTATTCGGCATTCGGGTCACACGAAGGAACAGACGAGTGGGGAAACGTTGTTCCAGGCTATGGCAAGCCTAAAAAATACAAGGCACACGTTACGGCAGGGCAAAGCAGAGAAAATATACAGTTGTATGGTGCTAATGTGGTTTACGATAGAGAATTAATTGATTGTGATATGGATTGCCCGATAATGGACAAGACGCGTTTGTGGATAGATGTTGGCCCGACAAAACCGCATGACTACATAGTGGTTGCGCCGCCAATGAAAGGTTTGAATGTTGTGCGAATACCCGTCAGGAGGGTAAACGTCAGTGAAGAAAATCGTTGTTAAACTGAACGACAAAAGCATAAATGACGCAATAAAATTATTGACCGATTACAAAAACAGTTTGGCGAAACGAACTGACAGATTGGTTAACAATCTGGCTGACAAAGGAAAGGAATTTGCAATCGATTATGTGGAAAGAGCCGCATATTTTTCCCACACTGGGATAACGGAAGGGATTGAGGCGGTCCACATGGAAAGCGGGAGAGCGTTGGTTAAATCCACGGCGCCACACAGCATGTATTTTGAGTTTGGAACAGGATTCGTTGGGAAAGAAGCACCTCATCATCCGTTGGTGAATGAATTTGAGTGGCAGTACGACATAAACAATCATGGCACAGCGGGATGGTGGTATCCAACAGACGAATCGGACGGCAATCCGTACAAGTGGACTGATCCACAAGGGCAATTAAGAGCATGGACAGCGGGTATGCCAAGCAGACCATTCATGTATTACACCGCAAGGTATTTGGAGGATGTTGCAGAAGAGGAAGCAAAGGGGGTGTTCAGGTTTGATTGACGCTAAAACGGTTTTTAACATGGTTGCGAATAAAGTAAGAGCAGAATATCATGAAGGTTATGCATACCTGACACGCAAGCCAGAATGGAGGCCTGAACATTTTCCATACTGTTATATGACACAGATTGAAAAATCTGTGGACAAGAAAACTGCAATAGGCAACAAACCTGTGATGTGGAATCACGGATATGAATGGCAATTGGCAAGCAACAAGGAAACAGGAGCTTTGGACGAACTTGAAGCAATTGAAAAAATAATTGTAGACGCAATGCTTGAAATGGGATTTTCGGTGGTTAGTGTAACGGAAGTTCCAAATCTGACAGACCCAAGCATTGCACGAAAGGTTTTAAGATTTACAGGCACAGTTGGAAACAACGGATATATTTATACAAGGAGGTAAAGACATGAGTACTGCTGATTTTTTGCATTATTTAATGTTGGGTACTAAAGGAGAAGGCAGTGTAGTTACATATGCAAAGCTGGTTGACGTAAAAGACACGCCTGACATACACGGCGAAATCGAAGCTTACGAAATAACCACAAAATCTGATGCTGTCAGAAAATACAAACCAGGAATAAAGGCCAATGAAGTTAAAGTGTTTACGGCAAATTATGACTCAACTGATTTTGAAACACTGGAAGCATTGGAAGGCACAGAGCAGATGTTTGCAGAATATTTGGGTGATCTGGATGGTTCGTTGGGCAAATTTGGATATAAAGGCTATTTGCAAGTGAGAGTGTTGGGTAGTGGTGTTGGCGAACCGCACAATATGCAAATAAGAATTTTGCCAACAAGCGATATTGAACTTTTGGATTCCGGTG